GTCTGGCTTATATTCTCTTTTTATCCCAATGGAGTGGAACTACGAAGGATTTATTGATGAGCACGGAAGCCCAGTCTTCAATACTCCGGATCATGAAGTCTTCGATCCACATGGGGAACTAATAGACATAGGCGTTATAGACAGTTGGCAAAATGAAGCTGACGGTTTAAAAGGAGATCAAGACGCATTAAACGAATTTTACAGACAGTTTCCAAGAACTACTGAGCATGCGTTTAGAGATGAAACAAAAAACAGTATATTTAACTTAGTTAAACTATACGAACAAATAGATTACAATGAGGAGATGTACAGGTCTTTAGGTGTTTCAACAGGTAATTTTCAATGGGTAAATGGTGTTAAAGACACAAACGTTATATTTTACCCTAATCCTCAAGGTAGATTTAAAGTAAGTTGGGTACCACCAAGCGCTTTACAAAATAGAATAATTATAAAAAACGGAATAAGATACCCTGGTAATGAACATGTAGGTGCTTTTGGCTGTGATAGTTACGATATATCAGGAACAGTAGATGGTAAAGGATCAAAAGGCGCTTTGCACGGATTAACTAAGTTTAGCATGGAAGACGCACCGGCTAATCATTTTTTCTTAGAATATATAGCTAGACCACAAACTGCAGAGATATTTTTTGAAGATGTTCTAATGGCATTAGTGTTCTACGGAATGCCTTTACTTGCAGAGAACAACAAACCTCGTTTGTTATATTATTTAAGACGTAGAGGTTATAGAGGTTTTAGCATGAACAGGCCTGATAAAATATGGAACAAATTATCTACTGCAGAAAAAGAAATAGGTGGTATACCAAACTCAAGTGAAGATATAAAGCAAGCGCATGCATCTGCAATTGAAATGTATATACAAAGCCATGTGGGTATGAACGATAAAGGTCAATTTGGTAATTGTTATTTTAACGAGTTGTTAAATGATTGGGCTAAATTTGACATAAACAAAAGAACAAAGCATGATGCGTCTATTAGCTCTGGTTTAGCTATTATGGCTAACAACAAACATTTGTATAGACCAAATGCAAAAATTGAAAAACCAAAAGTAAACATAAGTATTTCCAAGTATGCAAATACTGGTTATAATTCTAAAATAATAAAATAAATATATGGCAGAGTCTGTTATAAACAATTATTTTCCTAGTCAAGTAGTTAGTGACGCTGAAAAAATAAGCTATGATTATGGTTTAAAAGTAGCTAAAGCTATTGAGTCTGAGTGGTTTCATAATGAATACAACCAAGCAAGATACACTACAAATAAAAATAATTTTCACAGTTTAAGGTTATACGCTAGAGGAGAACAATCAATTCAAAAATACAAAGATGAGTTATCTATAAACGGTGATTTATCTTATCTTAATTTAGACTGGACACCAGTGCCTATTATACCTAAGTTTGTTGACATACTAGTTAACGGTATATCTGAAAGAACATATGATTTAAAAGCATACGCTCAAGATCCTTACGGAACAAAACAAAGAACAAACTATATGGAAGATTTGTTAGCTGATATGGAGCTAAGGCAATTTGACGCTGCTAACGAAGAACTTTTAGGTTTAAACACTAGAAGCACACAAGGTAATATTCCAGAGTCAGAAGAAGAGTTGCAATTACACATGCAACTAAATTACAAACAGCCTATAGAATTAGCACAAGAACAAGCTTTAAACTTATTGTTTGAAGGTAATAAGTATGAGCTTACTAAAAAAAGATTTTACTACGATCTTACTGTTTTAGGTATTGGTGCTGTAAAAACCGATTTTAACACTTCAGAAGGTATTACTATAAAATATGTAGACCCAGCAGATTTAATTTATTCTTATTCTGAATCGCCTTATTTTGATGATATATATTATATAGGTGAAGTTAAAGATATACCTGTAAATGAATTAGCAAAACAATTTCCATTTTTAGAGCAGGAAGACTTAGAAGAAATAATTAAAAATAAAAGTTATAACAGAAGCAGTTATAATCAAGGTCATGGCAATTACAAAGAACTAGACAACAACTCAGTTCAAGTTTTATATTTTAACTATAAAACATATATGAACGAAGTTTATAAAGTAAAAGAAACTGGTAGCGGTGCAGATAAAGCAATTGAAAAAGATGATACGTTTGATCCACCACAAAATAAAGAAGGTAATTTTGGTAGACTACACAGAAGTATTGAAGTATTATATGAAGGCGCGTTAATAATAGGAACTAACAAGCTTTTAAAATGGGAATTATCTAAAAACATGATAAGACCTAAAAGCGATTATACTAAAGTTTCAATGAACTACAGTTTAGTTGCTCCTCGTATGTACAAAGGTAAAATAGAAAGTTTAGTAAGACGTATAACTGGTTTCGCTGATATGATACAGCTTACTCATTTAAAATTACAACAAGTGTTATCCCGTATGGTACCAGATGGTGTATACTTAGATGCTGATGGTTTAGCTGAAGTTGATTTAGGTAATGGTACAAACTATAATCCTCAAGAAGCTTTAAACATGTTCTTCCAAACAGGTAGTATAATTGGTAGATCGTATACACAAGAAGGTGATATTAACGCGGCAAAAGTACCAATACAAGAAATAACATCAGGTAGTGGTGGTAACAAAATAGCTGCATTAATAAATAACTACAACTATTATATGCAGATGATAAGAGATACTACCGGGCTTAATGAAGCTAGAGATGGTAGTATGCCAGATAGAAATGCTTTAGTTGGCGTACAAAAGTTAGCAGCTGCAAATAGCAATACAGCAACAAGACATATATTACAGGCTGGTTTATTTTTAACAACTGAAATAGCTGAAAAGGTTTCGCTTAGAATATCTGATGTTTTAGAATATTCACCAACAAAAGACGCTTTCATAAGCGCAATAGGTGTTCACAATGTGGCTACGCTAGAAGAAATTAGTGGTATGCACTTATATGACTTTGGTATATTCTTACAATTACAACCAGATGAAGAAGAAAAAGCTATGCTTGAAAATAATATTCAGATGGCGTTGCAACAAAAAAACATAGAACTTGAAGATGCTATTGATGTTAGAGAAATAAAAAGTATAAGGCTAGCTAATCAAGTTTTAAAATTAAGAAGAGGTAAGAAAGAGCAAAAAGACAGGGAGATGCAACAACAAAACATACAGATGCAGTCTCAGGCAAATGCTCAAGCAGCTCAACAAGCAGCTCAAGTTGATGTACAAAAAAATCAAGCAATGACTGCTAGTAAAGTTGAACTAGCTAATGCTGAAAACTCATTAGAGATGCAGCGTATGCAACAAGACTTAGCTCACAAAAAAGAGTTGATGGCCTTAGAGTTTCAGTATAACATGCAGCTTAAAGGTATGGACACCCAAAACGTTTTAAATAGAGAACAAGAAAAAGAAGATAGAAAAGATAAAAGAACTAAAATACAAGCTACTCAACAATCAGAAATGATAGATCAAAGAAAAACGGGTAAACCACCTAAAAACTTTGAAGGTTCAAGTAATGATACTATTGGTGGGAACTTTGATTTAGGCCCTATGAATTTATAGGAAATTATTAATTATTATTATATTATATTATGGAAGAAAATGTAGAAAACGTAGTTGAAGAAACTACACAAGCAACTGAACAACCAGTTGAAGAAACTAAAAAACCAAACATTAATGAAGACGGCGATTATGTCGTTAATTTAGATAAACCAAAAGAAGATGAAGTTAAAGAAGACAACCCTGTCGACGAGGGAGTGGCTAGAATCGATGAAAATGCCGATGCCACAGAAAAACAAGAAGAAGTACAACCGGAAGCTGAAACACAAGAAGAACAACCAGCTTTAGAAGAAATAACCGAAGACTCTACAAAAGAAGAAGTTGCTGAAGCTGAAGATCAAATAGAAGAAGCTATAGCAGAATCTGAAGCTACAGGAAAACCATTACCAGAAAATTTACAAAAAGTTGTAGACTTTATGGAAGAGACTGGTGGTAGTTTAGAAGACTATGTACGTCTTAATCAAGATTACTCTGGTTATGATGACAAAACGGTTTTAAGAGAATATTATAAACAAACTAAAAAACATCTTACAGATGATGAAATTAGTTTTTTAATAGAAGATTCATTTTCTTACAATGAAGAAGAAGACGAGCCAAGAGATGTAAGAAAAAAACAAATAGCGTTAAAAGAGCAAGTTGCCAGCGCTAAAGCCCATCTGGACGGGCAAAAGTCCAAATACTACGAAGAAATTAAAGCCGGGTCAAAGTTGACTCAAGAACAACAAAAAGCTGTAAACTTCTTTAATAGATATAACAAAGAGTCAAAAGAGACTAAAAAAATTGTTGAAAACAACTCAAGAGTTTTTGAGCAAAAAACTAATAATCTTTTTAACGACAAGTTTAAAGGCTTTGCCTACGACGTTGGAGATAAAAAATATAGGTTTAATGTTAAAAACACTAATGATGTAAAGCAACAACAAAGTGATTTGAATAATTTTATGACAAAGTTTGTTGATAAAAATTCTACACTAGTTGACGCAGAAGGTTATCATAAAGGTTTGTTTACTGCAATGAACGCCGATGCTGTTGCAAAACACTTCTACGAACAAGGTAAAGCTGATGCTTTAAAACAAAGCATAGCCAAATCTAAAAACGTTGACATGAACCCAAGACAAGCTTTTGGTGAAGTGCAAGCTGGAGGTATTAAAGTAAAAGTATTAGGTGATAGCTCTAATGATTTTAAGTTTAAAATTAAAAATAAATAAATAACAATTTAAAATTACAAAATTATGGCAATTACAAATCCAGGTGGTTTATTAAATAGTGTACCTGCTCCACAAAAGCAAGCGCTTGAAACAAATTACTTAGATCTTTCAACCAGGACAAATAGATATTTTACAAGATATTGATGGAAATTCAATCACTGCTGCTAACTTAGGTATTAGAGTTAACGATACTGTTATCGTTGCTAACTCTCAAGGTGTAGTTAAGTGTTTAGTTTCTGCAGTAGCTGCTTCTGGTAGAATAGATGTTAAACCTTATTTAGTAGCTGATTTAAACACAGCTGGGCTTACTTCTGAGCAATCAAGTACTGAAACTACTACAACTGTATTAGTTTACGGTTCAGAATTTGTTAAAGGTGTAGGTTACAACCAAAAAGGTGCTACTGCTACAGTAGAATCAAGAGGCGCTAACGAACCACAATTTAAATCTTTTTCTAATAAACCAATTATTATGAAAGATTATTACGAAGTATCAGGTTCTGATGCATCTAGAATTGGTTGGGTTGAAGTTTCTACTGAAGGTGGTCAAGGAGGTTACTTATGGTACCTAAAAGCTGAAGCTGACACAAGAGCTCGTTTTACTGATTACATTGAAATGGCTATGTTAGAAGCTGAAAAAGGTGATGACACTGATGTGGCTGAAACTGCGGTTGATGACTTTTTATATGGAGCTGATGGTGATGAAACTGTTGGTACTGAAGGTTTATTTGCTGCTATTAACTCTAGAGGTAATGTAACTTCTGGTGTAACTGGTGTTAACGCTGCTACTGATTTAGCTGAGTTTGATGCTATCTTAGCTGAGTTTGATAAGCAAGGTGCTATTGAAGAGTACATGATGTTTGTTAACAGATCTACTAGCTTAGCTATTGATGATATGTTAGCTTCAATGAATTCTTACGGTGCTGGTGGTACGTCTTATGGTGTATTCAACAACTCTGAAGACATGGCATTAAACTTAGGTTTCTCTGGTTTCAGAAGAGGTTCTTACGACTTCTACAAGTCTGACTTTAGATACTTAAATGATTTAGCAA